CATCATCTTTTGAACGGAAGAAACAATCAACTGATGTGAGAAAGATACCACTTGTATCATTAACGGTGAATGTCTGTGCTAGTGGATCATCATCCTCCCACCAGAAAACAGGAACTTCAACCACTCTTTCTACTACTCTTTCAACTTCAACTATTCTTTCAACTTCAACTTCAACTTCAACTTCTCTGATTACTTCTACTTCCTCAACTACAGTTTCAACTAAATTCCTAATACCTGTGAGTGATTGGTTAGTAGCGACCTGTCGTGTGATTCTATCATTAATGACTCTTTGTTCATCAACATTCAATCTTTCAATTTGTGGAACTTTGGTGCTTAAAATACTCTCTTGAGTTGTTTCGATTGCA